CTTGGCTCGTCAATGAACAACAGTTGGAGTCTTTTGAGATTAATGGAGTAAGTAGTTCCATAACCTTTGAGGCTCTTAAAAAGAAGGTCCTAAAAGGCCTCTACCGACTGAAGATCAGGGATGGGTCTGAGGCTATTAATACCTTGGCATTGAATGTGAAAGGCCATTATTATTTGGCTAATAACCATGCCTTCCCTGAGCGCTTAGGACCTCACTATGAGATAGAGTTTATTGGTAATCTGATGAGTAACAACATTCGAAAACAGTCCAGAGCCCTCATCCATGAGACAGACATTCGTCGTTTTGTGGACATGGATCTTGTCCTGTCTAGGGAGGAGGGTTTTACCGTTGGGTTCTGATCTCTCGCATTATTTTGCCCCAGAGGCCTATAAGATGGCAGTAAAAGGGGCTCTTATGTTGAGAGAGGCCACTGGTGCCGATAATGAGGTTCCGTTTGGCCGAGCTACAAAGCTCTTGATCAACCATGATGCCTTAGGGTTACAGGGAGTACCAGGGTGGAAATACGAAGGGTTAGCAGCAAAGACCCAACGTGGCCACTGTGGAGGAGTTTTAGTATCAGTCATGCCTGGTGGGTGTCAACTACACTCATTACACTGCTTGGGTGATACGGTTTCACCTAATGGAGTTGGCATAGCCATCACCCAAGAATGGATCACGAAGCTTGTGGAGCATGAGATTCAGGCGGGTCCTATAAATTTGGATCCCACCCTCACACCCCTTCGATTAGGAGCTCTACATGAGAAGAGTATCTTCCACCATAACATGGATGGGAGTGCTTGTCTTTATGGATCCTTTGTGGGGTCACGAAGTGGCCCTAAGAGTGGAGTCGAGAGAAACATATGTGCCAATTTCTGGACTGACCGTGGCGTAGAACAGCGCCACTTTAAACCTGTCATGAAGGATTGGAGGCCATTCCGTCAAGCTGCACTAGCTCACATAGCCCAAGATAAGCCTATTGATAATTCTATTCTTCGTATCTGTGAAGATTCGTATTTTGATGATATCATAGTTAATCTAGAAGGTGACTGGAAGAAGTTTGTGCATAAGATTGACATACATCATGCCGTTAATGGCGTTCCGGAGGTTCCGCGTTATGAGAAACTTAACTTCAATACGAGCGCAGGTTACCCCTGGAATACTAGGAAGGCTAAACACCTTTTACCTATGGAGAACCCCCCCCCTAATCAACCTCAGGCTAAAGTCCCCGCCCAGAGCGTGTTGGACAAAACCAATGAACTCCTGGAGTTGTATTTGAGTGGGAAGTCGGGCAATCCCATCTTCACTACATTCCTTAAAGATGAAGCCTTGAAGTTGGCTAAGATCGAGAAGGGTGACACACGAACTATCTCCGGCGCCCCTTGGCACTATACATTGGTTGTAAGGATGTATTTCCTTTCTATTTCCGTTTTAATGATGGAGCAACCTATTTGTTTTGAGGCTATGGTTGGTATCGTAGCACAGTGTAAAAGCTGGGGCTTACTATATCGCCATTTGACAGCCTTTGGCCTAGAAAGAATTGTCGCAGGAGATTTCAAAAACTACGATAGAAGCATGCATCCTCGTTTTATACTGGCTGCCTTCCGCATTATGATCCGTCTGGCTGAGGCTAGTGGAAATTATGATGATGATGATCTCCGTGTTATGAGATGCTGTGCTGAAGATACCGCCTTTCCCCTTACAAATTTCAATGGGGATCTGGTGAGATTCTTTGGCTCTAACCCTTCAGGCCACCCCCTTACAGTGGTGGTGAATAGTTTGGTAAATGCTCTCTACATGAGGTATGCTTATTATAGCGCTCAACCAGGTGCACTCGTTCTCGATTTCAAGGAGAAAGTACATCTGGCTACCTATGGAGACGACAATATTATGGGCATTTGCCCTAGTATTGATTGGTTCCACTTTGGGGTTATCAAAGCTGAAATGGCTAAGATCAATATCACATATACCCTACCAGATAAGAGTACAGACATTATCCCTTTTATGCACATTAATGATGCTACGTTCTTAAAACGCTCTTGGCGTTATGAAGGTGCTATTGGTGATTATGCCGCCCCTTTAGAATTAAGCTCTATCGAGAAGAGTTTAGTGGTGTGGGTTCGATCCCGCTCCATCACAAAAGAGGCTCACATGATAGCGATTTTTAGATCCATCGTGGATGAGGCCTTCCACCACGGTCGCGAGTATTTCGAGAAACTCAGAGCACAAATTATTGAGTGTGTTGAGCTTTACGACTTGGGATTGTATATGCAAGACGAATATGGTGCACACAGGCCTTTTATGACCTGGGGTGAACTCGTTGAGCGGTGGAAACAAAATAGCGATTTTTAAATAGTCGCCGCCCTGCGGAGGGCAGTATAAATACCGCAAAATGGGCTCTGGTGTTGAGTCCTAACCAAATGCACCTAGCACACGTAGTTACTTAACTTTCTCTAATTGGACGAGACTGTAAGAGAGAGCGAGAGGACGCGTGCTAAAATCAACTAGGGCAGCCCCCAAAACCCTATTTAGGGACAAGTGTAGTTGAGCTTAATGTCTCCTCCACGATCGCATCGACTAGGTCGTCGTTGTGGTTTAAAATATGACCTGCTACAAATACTCAAGAAATGCCTACCACAGGCGAAAGTGGAACCGGTGAGGCTTCCTATAAAGGAATGTCTCACACCCCGCATCAGACAGCTGATTTTGTTGATGGTAACCAGGGCAATGAAGTAACATTTAATACCAACCCTGATAGTACCTTTGATGTTGGGTCTATGATCCGAGGACAGCTCGCGGACTTCTTATCGCGACCTGTTATTATTAGTACATTCACTTGGAATCAAGGCGCACTTCTAAACCAGTCTATTAACCCTTGGCATTTGTTCTTTTCTGATTCACGTATAGTGGCTAAATTGAACCACTATTATTTATTGCGTTGTAATCTGAAGATCAAGGTAGTCATTAATGGTTCGCCCTTTTTGTATGGGTTGGGCTATATGGGTTATCAACCCCTCAATACTGTTACGAGTGTGGACTTACTTGGTTCCGGGAATAAAGAATTTTTCCTGCAACTCTCACAACTACCTGGGGCTTATTTTTATCCTCATGCCCAACAGGGTGTGGAAATGACTCTACCATTCTTCTATAATGAAAATTGGTTAGATGCTACTTCTGCTACTGACCTCATTGTTATGGGCAAGTTGCTTTTTGAGTCACCAGAAGTTTTGCGCCGGGTTGGGGGAACTGGTGGAAGTGTGACCCTACAAGTTTATGCTTGGGCCGAGGATGTCCATCTTGCTGGACCCACTACTTCACTAGCAGTACAGTCTGGAATTGGTACTTGGGAAATCCAAACTGATGAGTATGATTCTAAACCTTCTCAAGTTGCCTCAGCAATTGCTGAGGCTTCTGGTGCTTTATCTCGAACTCCCCTCATTGGTCCATTAGCACGTACCACCCAGATGGTGGCCAAGGCTGGTGCACGCTTTGCGTCAGCTTTAGGTTTTACCAATGTTCCCAATATTAGCCCTGTTTGCGCCTACAGACACTTACCTATGGGTGGTCTTTCTGGTAGCGATATTAGTGTGCCAACAGATAAATTAACTATAGATAGTAAAAATGAATTATCCATTGACCCTAGAACTGTGGGTCTTGGTGGTGATGATGATATGGATTTCAGTGTCATAGCCAAGAAGGAGAGTTATGTAGATAGCTTCCAGTGGTCAACCTCAGATGGAGTGGACGCTAATCTCTGGAATGGGTCTGTCACACCACACTATTTGCGGACAGCATCAGTTACTGGAGGCACCGCCGTATATTCTATCCCAGTGGATCATCTCGCCCGGTGCTTTAAGTTCTGGACGGGGACGATCATATTTAGGATTAGGATTGTGTGCACCCCCTTCCATAGAGGGCGTCTACTAGTCAGTTGGGACCCACACGGTGCTCAGTGGTCCTCTTCTGCATCAGCTATCGTCACCACAATTTATAACAGGGTGATTGATATTTCAGCCGAGACAGATGTAGAGATCGCCATTCCATTTTCACAACCGGGTGGTTATCTGGAGACTAGACGTAGTGATGACCTCACAGTTTCTTACTCGACTTCTGCACCGGTACCTCACCTCCCACATATTGATAATGGCGTCATAAAGATAAGTACGCTTACCAATCTCACTAGTAACGACGAAACAGTACCTATTGATATTGTCGTTTCGGTTCGTGGTGGTGATGACTTTGATGTAGCTGATCCAGCGTTTATTAATGGTAGTGTTAGCTGGTACCAGCCTCAAAGTGGTTTAAGTGAGTGGGAAGTGCAATCTGACTTTCTTGTCAAAGGCGCTTCTGCACCCACTGAGAAAACTCAAGAACAGGATATCGCGCCCTTGGGTTCTATACCACTAACAGTACACCAAGTGTACTTTGGTGAGAAGGTCTCATCTCTGCGACAACTTTTGCGACGTAGTACCTTAAGTAGGGTATCCAATTTGGATAGCGATTCTAGTCCAACCGTCGCTACTCTACACACTAGTTTGTTTTATAGGTACCCCCTTATGCCAGGTTATGACCTTAATGGCATACATACAACCACTACAGCAGCGGCCTTCAATTTTGTGAATTGGCATTTCCTGTCATGGTTCTCCCCATGTTATGGGGGGATACGGGGGGCTATGAATTGGACGATGAATTTATCTTCTCGTTCAAATATGGGAACGTTTAGTGTGTCTCGTAATAACTTGGGCCCTAGGACTCTAGCAAAATATTATAAAACCACAAATATACCCGCCACCCCATCACACTCAGCAATGGCCAACTTGTTCACTCGTAAGGGTGGATGGCTAGAAGGGTCGACGGGTATGGCTGCGGTTAACCAAAATAGTCAGACGAGCTTGCAGGTGGCAGCACCAAATTACTCGAATAGGAGGTTTTTAAACACAAACCCCATCTCAAATACTATGGGTACTTCCTATGACCTTACTCATACTGACTCTCTGCAACTTCAACTCAAGTATACCACATCTAGTGGTGCAGTTGCTCAATCGGCTACAGTAGAGTACTATGCTGGGGCTGGTACTGACCTCACTTTGTTCTGGTTCCTTTATGTTCCAGTTAAGTACCTATACAGTTCGTACCCGACTCCCGCAGTCTGACTAAAAATTAAAACTATCTCCGCACGGTGGAATAGTCTAGCATGGCTAGTTTAAAGCAGTTAAGCTTCCGTTCACGATCAATGATTGTCTTTTTACCACTGGTAACGGTGGGTTTTCCTTGCTCGTGAAAGAGCATACCAAGCATGAATCGTGAACTTTGAAAGTTTGATTTCTTAATCGGAG